GGTGATGTGGCAAACGAGATTCCGGCCACAAATAACAGGATGATACCGGCCAATATCCGGAGTTTCCACATCCTTTTTTCTTTCAGTTTTTTCATTTTACAATTCGATTTGAGTAAGTAACTTTAATTTGCTTTCAGGTAAATCCTTGCCCTGGTAATCTTTGCCGATGTAGCAGCTACAAAGTGCTGTAGCTTCAATCGGACATATGGAGGTGCAAGAAACCAGGTAGGCTGAAATAGAACCCCTCCATTGGCCGCACCGATGGTTGCATAGACTTTGTTGGTCCTGACTGCTCCTGAACCTGTCACAACGGGTGTACCCACGTTGATGTCATACCAGGTTGAATTGTCCATTGAGCCCTGAACCGTTACCTGTGTACTGTCATTTGCCCCTACTGAGGTAGTGAGGTACACTTCGATGGCTGCAGAATACTGGAAAGTGATGGGCTTTGCCAAAGTGCAATACTTTGTCACAGCCCCGACAAGGCTGTCATTGCTTGCCGGTGTGAAGTTCATGCTGATTTGTGCCGATGCCACAAAGGCCAGCGACATGATCAGCAGGATTGAAAATAGCTTTTTCATGTTTGAATGAATTAGTTAGTTGATGATTTGATGGCAAGCGCAAGTTTTCCGAAATCGAGTGGTTCATTTACCGGCTCGGCTCCTTTTGTTGACTGAGTGGAGTTCACCGGCTCAATCGATATAACGGGGGTGGCGTAGTTACTCCCGAGGGGAACTGCACTACCTTCGATTACCTTTGCTTCAGTGACGGACCAGAAATATCCGACCTCATCAGCATCTGATTTGTTTGCAATAAGTGGGTAATATTTATCCCACATTTCCTTTTCTTCTTTGTCATACTTACTGTCAGAGTTCATTGCCAGAAAGTAGTTGACATAGTTCATCCCAACACTGTGATTCTTAACCCTGTTCAGAGCATATTGCAGGGCCATGTATTCGTGTCGTGTTGGGTCGATGAGTGAGTCAAACAACAGGACCTGTGTCTCACCTTCATACTTGAAACCAAGCTCTTTCCATGCCATCATCGCTGCGGAAGCCTTGATCTCATCTGAGATGATGTCCTCAAAATCCATGTGATGAGTCTTGAGTAGGTATAGCAACCTACGCTCTTTCAGGCTCTTTGTCCAGATGCCGGGAATGTGAACGTCTCTGTGGCTGTCAAAAAGATTGGTTGTGTTTATTGCCAACTTAACCATGAAACTGCCCGACTTTGCCAATTCCTCAGCATTGAAAACAGCCTTTTCAGTTACCCCGGATTTATCATAGATTTTATTCTTTGCCGACATGACAGTATCAATGTCATAATCACCAACGGAATAAACCGGACACCATTCCTTTTTCGTGGCTTTCTTCGCGATTTTCAGGATAGACTTATTCTTTCTCAAATAGTCAAATAGCTTATCCCTGTCGCTATGGTCCGGTAACTGTATCTGGTTCATTTGTTAATCCTCTCTTTTTTCAAGTTCAGATATTTTTAATTTTGTTACTTCAATCTGTTTCATTGAAAGGGATATTTGCTCATTCTCAAGAAATATCCTTTTATTTGCAATGTCAATCATTTTAAGATTGTAAGAAATAGTATCATTTGATTCCTCAATCAACAGCTCGTGCACTCTGATATATGACTCAAGTTCACTTTTATATGTTTTGTTCTGCTCTGTCATTTGTTGACTGTTTGGCGTTCAATTTTCTTTATTTGCTTTTCCATGATGAGCCTCTGCTTTTCTTCAGGGGTTAACACTGGTTTTGGTTCCGGCTGTGTTGTCATGCTGCTGAGATTATTTGTGTGGCCTCGCTGTCGCTTAACCCAAAAATCACAATTAGAATACTCCGCTTTCTTGCATCTGCAATATTCGGATCAGAAAGAATGGCCTGTAATGCCTGAGTGCCACCGACACCGAGTTTTAAAGCGTATGGCACTGACTGAATCTCACTCAGGAACTTATCTCCATCCGGACCCCTTGTTTCAAGGTCCAGTCTGGTGAGATATTGATTCAGGGTGATGATATTCTTTTCGAGTAGAGGGGTATTTGCATTTACCTGGGCAAGGAAAGCATCCGCTTTCTCCTTTTCATTCTTCTGAAATATGGGTAGATGATCAAAGGATATCGATATCTCAAAGCCGTTCTTTGCTGTATTAAAGAACTTACTGAAAGCCTGTGCCCACCTTTGAGCCTCCGGGATGATGGTGTCCTGGTATAGTGAGGTCTTTGCCTCGTTCATGTTACTGAACGTGGTGCCGGCTTTGAATCCAAGCAGGTGCATTGGATAGTTATAGCTATCACATATCTGCCTGACATCATCCTCGATCTCCTCGAATAACATCAGGTCCCTGGTCGGGAATGTCATTGACTGCCACCTGAGTTGGGCATTGGTGATGATTACCTGAGCCTGATCTTTACCAAGTCCATAGGACCGGAAGTCATCCTGCAGGTCGTCTTTGTCCTCCTTCTTTATGGGCTTCGCTCCGGCAACATCTCTTGATGTATTTGACAGGATGCCGATTGCTCCCTTACGGGTGATCAGCACGTTCCTTGCCTCGTACGCTGCCACAATGTTACTGATGGGATCCTGAAGAGCGAGCTGCCTGGACCTTCCAAGAATGGCATTGTCAATATTCTGGTTGTTATCCCGGATATGCAAGACGTTCTCCATCGGCAATTCGATGGCTGCTGATCCGGATGTCAGGAAGTAACCCTTGACAATCTCGCCAAGCTGAGTCTGGAAATGATGTTTCCCTGTCAGCCTTACCTCCATCATCCAGTTGGGGATAACCCAGAGTGCTTTTATGTTCTCTACACCGGTGAATCCTGCCGGGGTTAATCCGAAGATAAACACTTCGCCAAATACCTGCTCATAAATCTTAGCCTGGGCATTGAACTGATCCCATGACTGTAATGGGTTCGGGGTGGATAGTAACTCCTGAAGGCCTTTTGCGTAACTGTTTGTTACCTCTTTGCCATCCTTATCCAGCATCCACCATTTACCATTGCAGAAGGCTTCGGCTTTTCGGTTAATGATAGCGTTCAGTGGAGCGCAATAGTCATAGGCCTTTGCCTGACCATTAATACCCTTCACATCTTTGATGAGCCTGGTTGCTGAAGTGGTATAAAAATAACCTTTGCCGAACTTTAGGACCTTTGTTTCGCCTGAAATCAGGTTATAGGCTTTGGCTGCAAGGACTTGACGGAGCTTTGATGGCATGGTTCTCTGAATTGACCACGCCAAATATATATACTAAAAAATGGGGATATTTCAAAAGTTATCTAATCAGATAGGGAAGTTATGAAAGGGAGCTAAACTCTAATTCAGATCCGGTCAGGGCAAAGTGGTGTTTCTTTGGTTATTCCACATAATTCACAACTAACATATCCCAACTTAGTTTCTGGAAAGAAATGATTACACTCTGATTGTTTATGTTGTGTTAATGCCTTTTCAATAACTTTTTCAAGTTGTGAATAGCTTATACCTCGATGTTGGTTTTTAGGCATAGCTATTATGTCATTCCAAACATTCATTGATATTCGTTCTGCTTGTGTCATATCACATCCTTTCAAGTTCGGTTAAGACTTCGTTCCAGTACCATTCAATTTGATTCTGAATAAACGCATCCTGTATATTTGAGGCGCAATTCATTATCTCCTTCACCGCAATTATGGCGCACTGTACTGCCTCAAAATATGGCATACCAAGTTCATTAAATTTTAGCACTAATTCTGCTGCTTTCACGATTTGTGTCATTGGTTTCTGTTTTTGATTTATCCAGTACAATTATTCACTACCCCATACCTGATTGCATCCCACATATGGTTAAATTTATCAATCGGCTCATTCAGCTTTATCCCGTTGATCATCCTGAACTTGTAATTGTCGGCCTCTTTCTTGGCATCAACATCCCGGCAAAGATGGATTTTAAAGTTTTTCACCTGCCCGATGCCGTAAATGATCTTCTTGTTGATGGCCGGATGTATGTTGAACCCTGCCCGTCTTATATTGGCAATCCTGATCAGGTTCTCACTGTCAGCATGGTAAACACCATCATTGTCAATTCTCTCAAAGACCTTTACACAATCATCATCTGAGTCAATGGGAGTGTAAACCAATAGTTTTGCATACAGGTTCCGGCCTGATAGCCTGATATGGACTATCGCTGTCGGGTCAATGGTATATCCCCAGTCAACCCCATAGAACTCTGATTCGTATTCATCAGGTAAACTGTCAATCCAGGTTACATTCGGATAGATTAACCCTTCAGGAGATGCCCTGAGACCAAGCCCGTACACCTTCCACATGTAATCATCAGCCGTGCCATTCTGCACATTTTCAGGGTTTGATGGGTCATAAGACAGGATTTTAAGTTTCTGCTGATGTGGTATAAATGGGTTATCCAGTATTGTGGACCTAACAAACAATACATCTGTGCGCTTTTCCAAGTCAAACACCCAATGATCTGAGGCCGATGGGTTGTAATCCATGAACCACATCTTTCTGCACCTCTGTTCCATCTGATCAAAGAACGGCCTGTCGATACCTTCAAGCACCTCATTGATGTAAAAGTAATCGGATCCCATGCCGTGCATCTTCCCGATCTTGTCAGCTCCAATGAAATTGACCTTGTGACCCAATAGGTTGAATGAGGTGACATCCTTTGCAAGAAACGGGGACTTGATACCGAAATCATTTAAGCGCATGTGGTAATCATCAAATAGCGTTGTTTTGAAGCTATTGTAAGTCTCCCTGATGTTATTGATCACCTGCCGCCTTTCTTCATGTGCGGCAATGTAAATCTGAAAATCAACTGCTGAGATGGTTTTCCCTGAACGAGAGCTGCCCTCCATCACAACACCACGGAGACCTCTGTCCCTGGCAATCTTCAAAGCCCGGAGATTCTTATTGATCAGGCGCATGGTTATTCTTTCTCAGGCTCCTTGAAATCTTCATCCTTGGGGAATAGGTCCTGAATCTTCTTGCGTTCTGAATCCAGCTGCAGATTGATTTCCTCCGGGACATTGTACCCAAGCATCTTGTTCAGGATCTCGATTGATTTGTGCTTATCGTACAACTTGATTTTTACCCATTCAACCTCGACAGGTGTTT